CAACCCTCCCCTAAGAAAATACTTACGAGAACACCCGGAGCTCGGGAATTTCTTTAGGCGCCCAAGGCATTTATAGCCATGAAAGCGCCCCCGAGATCACCACCTTTTCAGGGCAGGAGTGTGCATGCAAATGCGCCAACTGACGCACTGCATGTACCCACTTCACAGGATTCTCCAGCTTCGCTTTGCTTAGAAGGGTTAGGGATTTGACCAAAATCTCACTCTAAAGGAAACTCACAAGGATAAGTCCGTTTTATACCAACTTTTCAACTAGAATCTCTACGATTACGTATGAATTATTCCATGTTGTGTTATCCTCCGCGTCACGTACGCGGAAAACGGGTGTTTTATCTAAACACCAACTCAAATGGCACGGTCAACCTATGTCCGTGCACCAGCAAAAGCGTCGCCAGGTCCTTTCCACGCTGCCTTACCAACGTCGTGGACGAAACCAGCACCAGCAACAGCAATGCCTTTTGCAACCTTGAAACCCTGTTCGGCAGCGTTGGCTGCCATGGCGGCGAATCCCTCAGTCTTGGCGGCAGATGCACCAGGATGAGTTTGCAAATTTTGGCTCACACGTTCCATGATTCCGTGTGCGCCAGGTTGATGAATTGAAGCTTCAGCCACTGGTTCAATGTAGTACCCGGCGAGTTCCCAATTGTACACAACAGAAATTTCATAATTTTGTTGGTTTCCAGGATCGCCGTTCAACCAAACATAAATCCCAGCATTGGCCATACTATCAGTTTGATTCACGGCAAATGTGGAATTAGTGTCGGCAAAAGTGTGCCAAAAGGCTTGGTCCTCGGGCCGCAGATTCATGGTCACCTTACAAGAGGACCCGTGGTTCGTGTACGAACGAAATCGATCAAATGACGTCTGCAAGACGGTATTTGTGAAATTTCCGTTCACGGTCCCAGTTTGAAAATACGGCTGGTCGGGCTGCACAGTCACAATGCTACCACCACGCTGAGCGACTACAGTTATGTTCTTGATTGTTATCCCGGCAGATACACACTGCCAGCGTGAATGGCCAATCCCAGATGCACCAATCAAGGGCAACGGCACGTCGGGCTGAATCAACTGCCAAGTTGAATTGTGGGAAGCGTCCAGGTAACCGTCACTAATCGTAGTTGCATAGCCCATCGGCAATGCAGAAGTCGAATCAGTGTACAAACCCATCGCTGGCGGAATTGTGGCCGCACCGTCGGAATACAACGCTACATACGTGTAAGGACCAGCTTGGGCGGCGGCATATACCGGGGCCAACGCAGTACCACCTGTTGAGTAGTAGAATGGCCGGGCATGAAACGCCTGAGTATCGACAACTGGCATTGTAACATCAACGTTCAACCCCATATCAGTTGGGCCATGTCCCGGGAACAAAACAATTTGCACTGTTTTGGTAGCTGGAACCTCCATCGAAGTAGAGTTCCACCGGGTTGTGGCCACAGTTGAAAGCCGCGTGGGCGCGGGTGCACGATTGATTACACTCTTGTACCCCTGGTATTTCCAAGGGTCTGAGATTGACATCAACTGGTTGTGCAAATCCTTGTGCATTTGGAGGGTTACAATCCCATGCGCCGGATCAAGGCGAGGGTCAAGGGCGGTGGTCATCTTCACAATTGCTACTTGGCCACCAGCGGCCTTTTTCTTCTTTCTTCGTGTTTTCTTACCAGCGGCCTTTTGGGGCTCGTTGGACTTAGACTTGAATGCCTGGGGCCCGTGTTGCTTCGCAGCACGATTTTGAGCTCTAGCTTTCTTATTCATGTCTTTCACGATTACTTCCTCCATGTTTTGTTTTATTGGCGATATTTTCCCACCGCCAAGCTCGTGGGTAATAGGGCATGGAATACACTGGTTGACAACGTCGACACCAAAGTCAACCGGGGGGATCCAATTGCAATCAACCAAAAATTGTGCAATTTGCTTCCTCTCGGGATTATGGCGCAGTTCGTGCATCAACTGGAGCCAACGCTCGTCATCAGGTTGATTTCCCAACGTTCTGAAGACGGAGCGGGCCCAGGACAACAACGACGCTTTGCCGCCAGGTTTGAAACTATGACTACAAAATTCGACCATTTCAGGGGTCACTTCAGTAGTGTCAGTTATACGAAACCCGTACTTTAAATAGTTTCGGGGGTTCTCAAATTCTGGCTCCAGACAATCATCACCTACGGCTCGGGCGGGAACAGGCCCAACATAATCGGGGTTCGCCTCATAAGCTAATGTGGCACTAAGCCCCTCACGCATTACGGAGTTGCCAGCACCAGTGACAAAAGATCCACTAGTCATTATTATATCTTGTACGATCGTCACGAAAAAGCGGCCATTTGTGGTAGAAAATATCTTACGACGGATCACTATGATCCATACCCGATACAAATTCTCCGCAGGAGTCCCGCGTGCGTTAGTCAGTGTTATACGTGCTTCACAAAGCATGCAGAACATCCAAAATCGCACAGACCAGTCCCAGCCACTGATATCGCTACCAGTCATTCTAAATTCTTCTAAAAGTTCCATAAAAGCTTTATAGACCATATTATTTTGGCGGTCAGTAAAGCCGATTCCAATCATCGACGGAATGGTCCACCAGGTTGCAATTTCAGCCTGGTTTTGTGCATCATGCAAGACCCGCTCGCATATTTGATTTACAAGGGACATCCCGGATATTAATCTCATCCTACCAGTTTTCACTTTCTCAGATGTATGAGGTTCCTGTTTCACATGCATACACACCGGATCAGCAAATCCATACTTGATAAGTTCAACTTCCGTGAGTTTCTCGACCTCAAAGCTAGGCGTGTCACGCCAAAGCTTAAGCCTGTCAAAGCAGACTTTCTCAATAAAATCCCGACTATAAGTCAAAACTCCCTGATTATCAGCCCCGAGTTCCGAATATGGAATCCCGGGACTGGCATCATCATTGAGGAAACCAGAATTGATTATCCTTCTAATAGCTTTCAACAAGCCATCATCAGTAAAATCAATAAGTGGGGTACGAGGATACACCTTCTCGATGTACTCAAGGGCCCGCGTTTGTGCCTCAAACGGCGGGTCGGGGGCCCCAACATCGAACCTCCCAGCCTGAAATATCAGACTGGTCAATTCCGCGTCGGGGCCTCGGGTTGGGTTGGCGTACTCGTTGACTTGGTCAGCGATTTCGCCTCGGAGCTGGCGGCATTTCTTCTGCCACGGTGTTTCCTTGCCGACTTTATTCCGCCCTTGACTGGCGTACTGCTCGGCTTTTCCAACTTCTTTAATTCCTGCTCCTTTGGTACTAATCGTTCTTTCTTGGTCGTAGAAGTTATACCCCCCGATGTCCGCGAGTTCTTTGGCGTACTCCCCCCCGCTCCCACGGGGGAAAAGCCATTTAAACGCAACATGTCAAAAGGTTGTACTTCATGGATAGGGCCATCATAGCCCAATTTGTGGTGGACGTGGTTCTCATCATCATCGTAACCAGCCCAGGGGTCATCATCCATTAAAGTTTGGTCAGGAATGAAAAGATAATCATCCTCCCCCTCAGGTCGGAAACCATTCCACTCTAACGTATCAGCATATGCTCTGCTGACTTTAATGGACAACTGTACTCCCACATCGTTGATGTAGGGAACATAAACTTCGGTTTCATTGGCCACAC